CCCACCGCTGAGACCCAACAACCAGACGCCCGCGGCAGACGAATCGCCCCAATTACCGCCAGAAAGCGGGCACATGTCGATAGGGCGGTAATCATAAAAACCATCATTACCAAAGGCATTAGCACCGCCTACCCCGCCTACAAGTGGAATACCTGCCGCTGCCGCGTTCCACGCATTACCGCTGGTCGCCTCACTGAATACTTGTCCGGCATTACCATAGGTTTTAGCTGTTGAGCTAGCCAGTGCTGCGCCATAAGTAGCGCCTAAGCTATCATATAAAGCGGCTAAACCAGTAGCGCCCCATAAGTCAGTCGCTAAGGTATTGCTGCCTGTGACATTTTTCATTGCCGCACTTGTTTTTAGTACATAGTAAGTTGTACCAGCCGCATCGGTAGCTAGTCCAGGGGTTACTTCATAAACTAAGCCATTTAAATCACATACGCCTGAGTTCATACCATTATGGGTTGTACGAGCGAATAAATTAGCACTACCTGTTTTACCGCAGTTATAAGTACCATTGCCGTCATTGGTATAACCAATGGCTGCATCTTGTGCATCGCCTAGCGCATTATTATTACAACCTTTAGGGAAGTTATTAGTCGCATGCCACCAAGCACAATAAGTGACACTGGTGCTAGCCTGTGCATGGGCATAAGCTAATAAAGCTAAGGCAGTAAAAATAAACCGTGATGAGCAGAAGAAATTACTACCGCGGGTTTTGGCTGCAGCAATAGCACCTGCATAAGTATTAGCAGGTGCGCCAGTTAAGCTATTAAAGGTAGCAGTAGATAGTGTGCCACGTACTGCGCTTGATAATACATTGCCGCTTTTTAAGCTAGAGGCAATACCCCCATTATTACTGGTGATGTATTTATCAACAAAAACCCCTTGCTGTACATTACCACCGTCATAAAAGGCGCGATGTAAAGCATAGCCAGCCGCATTAGCTGTTGCAATGTCTGCATAGTAGCTAAATGGCTTAATGTCTACAATATTCACTGCTAAGCCATTTGCGCCTGTACCATATTTATAAAAGAATGCGGGTACCCATACCATTACCGATCCATCAGAATACTGGTAATTCCCGTAGTTATCAGAGCCAATATCTTCACAGCCAAACATTTTACCCATGCCAGTAGGCAGTGGCCCAGGGCAAATCCCTACGCCAAAGCCTAATTGACCGGCAATACCAATATTATTGGCACCGCCTGGGGCACCTGCACCAATAGAAATGCCAGTGGGAAACATAACGGGTCTACCGTCTTTACCAGTGACGCTACGTAAATTTAAATTACTCATAAAATACTCCATTCTGAATTGTCGTTAAGGGTAACTGTCACATCTTCACCAATGGTGATGGGGCCAGAACTATAGGCGTTGTAATCAGTCGGGATTGTCATATCTGCTGCAATGTTGTTAGGGTTCATACGCACTACTGGGTTTAATCCATTATCTGCGGCTACTGCAGCTGTCCAAGCGGCTTCAGCCAGTGCTGCAGAAGCGGCAGCATCAGCGGCATTAGTCGCTGCATTAGCTAGGCCAGCCGTCATAGCGCTATTGACTAAACTGGTGACAGAGGCAGTGTTAGTCGCTGTAGCATTGGCTAACGTATTCACGGTATTTTTATTCGTTTCAATTTCACTGGCTACCGTATTTGTTTGGGTAACAAAGCTAGGTAATGCCGCAATAAATGCGTCAGATTTTGAAATGAAATTGGCAGCAGAATCACTACGACTGGGCGGCGTAGGTAATGCGGTAATGGTTGTCATATTAAGTAAGCCCTTCTAGCGATAAATTACAGATTGAGGTAGATGAATATGCGACATTAATCGTAAAGTCTTTGTAAAACCCGTAGACAATTGACGCGCTGTAATCGTCTGCGCCGATATAAACAATAGGCGTAGCACGTAGTAGTGATAATTTTTGTTGTAATTGATTAATGAAATTATTATTAACCAGTAGCGTCATGTCAGATACACGCCTAAATGCACGCTCTAAAATTGAGTAATTGCCGAAGTCGTCTTGCTGCTTCACAGAGTAATCAGTCACCCCTAGCGTCATCCCGTATTGTGTTGCTCCTAATGTTTGGCTAATTCCTAAAATACAGGCACCGCATTTCACGGTATTGCCCGCATCAGCTAAGACTATCTGCAGGGTTGGGTTATTGTATTTAGGTAGATCAGTCACAACCTTATCGGTAATTCTGACAATAGGTTCAAAAAAGTAGGCATACCAATCAGTAATCCCGCTATCTGAAATTAATGAGCTAGTCTGATCATAAACAACCCCATCAATTGCATCAGTCATAACGATTCTGGCAGTAGCTGCATCTATATTTAATAAGGCAACTGAATCTACCCGCCCACTCGTCGTGTGCGTAGTTGAAATCGAGCTGGTATTTTGGGTTTGTGAACTTACTGATTGGTCAAACATTTTCCAGCGATTAGTATTGCTAATTTTTAACCACCAAGTATCAGTAGTTAAACCAGTAGGGGTATGGCCAGTATTCGCCGCCTGTAAACTTTCAATAATCCAATGGTTATCGCCAACAACGTAAATCTTGCGATCACCAAGGCCGTAAGTTGTCGCAATACTCCAAGCAGCATAATCAGTTTCAGCAACATTACTGCTAGTTAAATTAGCCGTGGTAATCGTCATGGGCTGAATAATTTTCATTATGGTACCGCCCTAGTATCTAAAATAATGCGTGTGCCAGAATTATCAACTTCGCTTAATATCACGCCGTTGTTATCCATCTTATCGAGTATTTTTGCCATCTTTTGTGTCGCAATCACAATAGCGACTTGCTGCGCTTGATTTTCAGTACGCAGGCGGCCAACTTCAGCAATCAACGCATCTAGGTTAGCTTGTGGGCTTTGTAATCGCTGCATTAATGTCGCATTATCAGTTGCGGTTAATATGCGCTCACCGTTATGAATTTGAGCTACTTGGTCGCCATTAATATAATCTGATCCGCTGGCATAGCTCGGCAATAAGCCTAAATTAATGCCGTTATCTTGATAGCGCTGGGCACGGGTAAAATCTACCAAGGTTTTAAACTGGGTGCTATCAAGTGCTTGAGCTAATTCTTGTACTTGCTGATTGGCGGTCTGGAATGCTGAAACTAATGATGGGAATGCCATTGCTAAATTAATACCGGCTTCAGTGGTGTAATCAATAGAGTCAGCCAGTGCTACTAATTGCTCAACTGAGCTAGGTACGGCTAAGTTAAGCGCACTAAACATTTTAACTAGCTCAGCTTGCATAATTTGTTTTTGGCTGGCCGTAGAGCGTAAGCCCATAGTGGAGCCTGTCACGCCTAATTTAATGCTATCCATTGCATTAGTGTATTGTTCAAAGCCAGCACGTATGCTGAGTAAGCTTAAAACCTTATCTATACCAGCTGCATTACT